TATTGATACTTCTATAACTTCAAATATAACAAGAGTAAGAATTAGAAGAAACTTAAATGCATTGATTAATCAGTTTGCTCAATATGAACTTTGCTTTGGAAATCAATTTAATGTTAAACCAGATGGACTTAATATTAAGAGTACTGGATTCACAATATCTGGAAGTAATGATACTGTATATTTGACTGATACCCCAAATGCTGACAAATTAAAGGGTGAAGTATCTATCGTAAAGAAAGATCCTTTTGATGAATCTATCATAACTATTGTTCAATCAGCAGGAACAGTGGATTACATCAAAGGTGAAATTACACTTACTACAATAAATATAACTTCAACAGAAAAACCAAATAATATCATAGAAATTCAGGCATTCCCAGAATCAAATGATGTTATAGGTCTTCAAGATTTATATTTGCAATTTAGCATCTCTGATAGTTCAATAAATATGGTAAATGACACTATTACATCAGGTCAACAAATATCAGGTGTAGGATTTAAAGTCACGTCAAGTTATACAAATGGAGTATTAACAAGAGGATAATATGATAACTACTGGAATTAATAAGAAAGTACAAATTCAACAAATTGTTGAAAATCAAATTCCAGAATT